GAAGAAAAGTCAACAGCGCTGTCGCTGTTAGAACTAGTTAAAACTGTTGTACGAGTTAAATCAGAACTATCACCATCTAGTGTTCCAATTCCAACTTCCCATTCATCTGCTGTTGCATGAACACAAGCATAGTAGGTTACATTACTATTACCAATACCTGTTGCAAATGTATCAAAACCGTCTGATGCGCCGCCAAGAGATAAAGCACCTGTACCTGTTGTAGTTGTAGTTTCTTTGACTCTATCGTTTATTACAAACGCCATCTAAACCCCTAACTCAACCTTAATACTGCCGTACTTGTACCTGCCGCTGGAAATTGAATTGTAAATGTACCTGCTGTTGTAGTAAAATCACCACCAAAATCTAACCAACAAACTGCACTAGCACTTGCTGTTGCTGCTCCACCTGATGATTGATAGATAAGTGCATACCTTGCTGTGACTGTAACTGTAGTCCAAGAAGAATCTGCAAAATCTATGTAAGCAGTAGAAGCAGAAGCGCCACCAGTAACACCATTATTTGTTAAAGTATTTCCTGCTGCTGTGTATCCTGTTCCTGATGATTCGTTTGTAGTATTATAAACAGTGTCTGTCGCTGCAGCAGTACGAGAAGAAGTGTATAAAGCAATCTTATATGTGTCACCCCCTGACGCAAAATTATGATTACCTTTTAATAGTTGGTCTTTAAAAACGTTAGCTATTGCATTTGCCATATATTATCTCCTTATGGGTTTCCAGATGGAATCGGTACTCTAGGAATTCCATCCATATATTCGTCTCTTCGTCTTCTACCCATTTGTTCACCAGCTAGTGGTGTTAGTTCTTGTTTGTAATATGATTCATACATTTGAACCATATCGGGGTTTTTCAAAAATTTAAAAGCTTCTACGAGGCAGGCATAAAGTAATAAGCTTGGTGCATTATTACTAACCCAAGTAGTCGTATTACTTGAGGATAATCCTGTTGGCAGCGCATTATACGCTAGTTCAATAGTATAAGCTGCATTCGGTGTTGGAGCAAGGATTATTGTGTCGTTATCCCAGTTTGCATAGTATTTAGGAATTCCTGTAGATGTTCTATTTGGCCAATATTCATTTATATAGGAAGAATCTTTTTTCTGTAGAGTAACTCTTTCATTATCAGTTAATCCTCCTAAAGAACCTGAAGGACTAAATATATGTACATATCTTGTGAACTCAAAAGTAGTTGGGGTTGCCCCTGGCATAGCCACAAAAGCATCACTAGCTGTTAGAGAAGCTGTTTTATACTTCTTGTATATATCTAAGTCTACTTGTCTAAATACTCTAAGTTCAGCATGCTCAATAAAATCATTCGTAATAGTTGAAGTTAAGACATTTGTATCTGTCTCAGTATAATCTAAAATCTGTTGTGTTAATTCTGCGTATGTTGTCATGCTACCACCGTTGCAGGCCCAGCGTAAGATCTGAACCCTCCTCCATTAATACTACCAGTTGTTGCAGTATCTGTCGATACTGTGAATGTGTAACTATCATCATCAACCTTTGTTATTGTATATCCAGCTGATCGATTTAGATTTGTAGCTGTAATTCCATCAAAAGTAATTGCATCTCTAAACCTAACTATATCACTGCTTGATCTACCATGTGCCACTTCTGTAACAGTAATTGCACTTGTGCCTGACGTCCCTGTTTTAAACGGGTTTGTTTTTAGTAAATTAGGAACCGCTGTTTCTACTCTATCTGGTCTTGCATTTTCTAACGCCTGTGAGTCACCCCTGTGTGCATTAGGTGTAAGTTGAGGATGTTTTGCTTCAAACTCTGAACGATGAACAAAAGAACCATTCCATTCTTTAACCATCTCTTGATATGGAAATGCCATTCCGCTTCTATCGGATATTGCTTTTGATCTTTGTCCTGATGCAAATTTAGACATTTGGGTAATACGCTTTCGGGGTTATATGTGTACTAGTTGATGAACCATCTTCAGTTAATGCTCTGTTTAGTTCATCTTCATATACCATTTTCATTTGTGGAACTAATTCAGGTTTAATTTTTTGAGATAAATAATAAGCAAGTCCAGATACCATACATGGTACAAATCTGTATGGAACATCTGATGCATTAGTAAATGCACCAGCATCTTCTATTCTTTTAACATAATAAATATGCATGTCTTTAGATGCTGCTGTTGAATTAGGAACTGGATAAACGGTTATTGTTACGCGGTCCACGAAGCGCTGTACGTAATACTGTGTTGGTGTTCCTGTGCTTAATTTATTAGCTAGACCAGAGTATGTTGATCTATCTATTTTAGTCATAGCTACGTCTTGTTGTGTACTAGCAGTTCTATCTGTCCTGTAGGTGGCTTCAAGAACATCATCTACACCATAAACACCGGAAGGTGCTACAGTAGTAGCACTTGTGCCATCTCCACTACTTCTATAAAAAACGTATTCAGCTTGATTTTCAATTAAATCAATATTTGTGTCTTTTAGTTCCCAATAGTGCAAACCTCTATTACCCCATTCTTGAAACATTATATTTAAAGAACGTCTTGCTGATTTAATCTGATAACCGTTTAATTGATCTATACCAACACGCTCGTATGCTTCTTCTATGACTTCTTCAATAGAAAAAGTTTTGTCGAACGTTGCTGTTCCAGAAGTAGTGTTTGCCATGTCTACTCCTTATTAATAATTCTTAATCCACTCGCACGTAATAGTTGCACTATCATTAGCGGTGCAAGCAGGCATAACAATTACTACATCACCTGTGTAATTGGTGGCTTGGTTATTTTTAATACCGCCTATAGAACTATAGTCTAAAAAACCACTTTGTTCTAAAGTTAAGAATGTTGCATCAGTATCTGCATCCCACATTAACTTAACAGCGTCTACTTTTGCTGTCATAGACACACTGTACCATACTTTGTTTAAAGTAACAGTTCCTGGTGTACTGCCGTCTTGTCTTGCTGTTAGTCCTGAAACATCTACAACTTTAGTTGTCCCACCACTATTGTCAGATACGTTTTGATAGTGTGTTATTAATTTCTTGTCACCTTCAAAAAGTGTTTGATTTAATACTAAATCTGCCATGTTGTTTTTCCTCCTACTAAAGAGTAGGGGCCATTACACCCCTACTCAGAGTTATTGTTATGATTCTTACGAATCAGTGAAAGGTGTTGCTAGTGTTCCATCACCCATCAAGTGTGCATCAACCCACCAAGTTGTTGTGTTTACACCTGTAAGCTTAATGATACCACCAGTTAACCAACCTTGTTCAACCGCACCTAAGTCGATAACATCATTAGATGATCCTGCGTGGAAGTTATCAGTTTCACCAATCTCTCCTGTATCAAACAAGAAAGCTGTTCCTAAGAAACCATCAGTTCCATCAGTTTCTGCTGTTTTAATTTGCCCTGCACCTGTAAAAGTAGTTTCTACAAGAAAAGTATAATTAAGACCAGCTGCTGGTGCAGGTAAAGTTACTACGATTCCTGCTGCTCTATTAAAACCAAAAGTTGTTCCAGACATCGCTGTTGTTACAGTATATGTAGCATCAGTAATTGATGTATAGGGTACAACAATATTGGTAGCACCAGTCATTTTAGACGTACCTGTTCCAGTTATATTACCACTAGAGTCGATATCAAAGTTTGTAGTCACAGCACCAGTTCCTGCAGTTTTGCTTATTTGTTCAAAACCACCTTCAGATCTGACCGGACCATTAAAAGTTGAGTTAGCCATATTTGTCTCCATTTCCGCCAGCATCGTCTTGAGAATTGTCGACTGCACGCGTCCATGCTGACTATTTTAGTTATGCAGTATTTTGAATATACTCTTTTAATATAGGGAATGCAAATAAAAAGGGGCGCCGAAGCGCCCCTAAATTTAGATCTTAATCTATTGATTAAGCACCTGGAGATCCGAAGATTCCTCTAGGGTCAGACCAGCCGAAGCTGTATCTTTCTCTAGCTTTGTATCTTACGTTTCCAGTGTCAAAATCGCCTTCCATAGCAGTCTTAATAGCTGCTCTTTCGAACATTTTAAGACCGTTAGGAACATCAGTTTTGATGAAGAACGCATCATCATCAGTCAGGTAGTTGTTTACCACGTATCCTTGTGGAAGCATTCCTTTTGATTTGATAGCATTAACATCGTTGTCTGCTGATCCAGGACGTAGATTTGATTTCATAAGTCTTTCAGCTGTGAATTGTAGAGCTGAAGGAATAATCATTTTCATTCCACGTGCCGCGATTTTTAAACCACGCTCATCAACTAAGCCAGCAATGTCAATCATTGACTGTTCTAGTGACGTTTCATTAAGGTCAGACGCTGTGTCTAACTCATTTCTGTACGTACCAGCTTGTGTAGTGTGTAGTTCAGAA